AATTTTATTTGCCACAGTAGTTGCTATCCCTACTATCGCAACTGTAGTAATAGCAGCTCCTACAGAAACAGTGTCTCCAACTGCTACTCCACCAAGTTTATTAATTGTAAACTCAGTAGTACCAATACCAGCCGTAGCACCCACAGCAATTGAAGTATCTAAAATTGTTTCTGTTGCTAAAGATGGAGTTAATAATACATTATATTCATATCTTCCAGCAGCAAGATTTCTTGTTTGTGTTGATCCTAATGAAATATAAAATTGACCATCATAAGCACTACTAAATCCTACTGTAAATGTGGCAGCAGGAATATCCGTAGCACCTATACCAGCACTTTTTTGCATCTGTGCGGAACCACTCCAACCAGTTAAATCATAATTTTCATTTGAAGTGTTATCTACATTAAAAGTATTTTTAAAGTTAGCACCACCATAAATCACCAAATCGGCAGCATTTGGTACTCCTGATTCGGGATCGAATGTAAAATTCTTAGTGGACATTGGAAACTAACTCCTTAAGTAAAGATTTGATTTCATTCATTTCACTTTTTAAATTAGCAAGATCTTCTTCAATATTATCAGTTTTGACATTCTGCTGTTTTTTAGCATTACGTCTAGCAATATATTTTTCATACTCTAATACGTCCACATTGACTATTGCTTGACTATCCGAATCTCTTAATAAATCCGAACGTCCTGTTACTCCATGATACTCCATACTATGCTAATGCCATTACTCTTAATTGTCTCACTCTAGGAACATAAACTTGACTGGTCGAAGTCAAGACCAACTTGATCCTATAAGTTTTGAAAGAAGGTAATTGATCCACACTAAAGGTATAGTCTTTAAATTCTAATTGAGAACCATTAAATCCAGATGAATTAGATTTAGTAACCAACTTATCAGAACGTCCATCATTATCTTGAGGAGCAATAATTTCTCCTTTATAATTCAAATTATTATAACCAGGGAAAGGAGTAAAGATTGGATCCTGTCCTTCCTTACTATTAAGAGCATAGAATGCTCGTATATCAGCATCAACAGGAATATGAGCTCCTAAGAGAACCTTTAATGATGTTGCTGAATTTTCTAAGATCATTTCCTTAGAAATATACTGACAAGCACTAGGATCAGTACTTACACTATTAACTCTACTATCTGTAGCATAATTTGAAATAGCATTATTAATCCTATTGGATGTTAAAATAATACTCTTTCGTTGTCCATCAATTACAGGACTTACCATTGTATTAGTAGTATTAAGATATACTGTCATATTTAATGATCTACTACCTTCAATATTTGTTAAGAAAGTATCTTCATTAATTTTAGAAGCAATCAAACTAGGAGTATCCAAATAATTATCAGTATTAAGAGTAACCTCTTGAACATCAGACTGAATATATGGTATTTCATTACCATCAATACTCTTAGAACTTACAGTAGTTACATCAGCAGTTAAAGTAGTAGTAGGAATAGTTACATTCTGAATCATAGGACTAATCACTTCAAATGGCATATTCTGTGTTGCTCTAGCTTGAATTCCTCCAGTAGATTTGGTAGAATTTAAATATAGAGCAGGATTTCCTACATCAGTGCTTCTAGTAGTACCATTTTTAGACATATCTAATTTTATATTATAAGAATCAAAAGTGATAGATTCAGATACATCTAAACTGGTTGCATTAGGATATGCAGAAGTAGAAGTAGATAATCCATGAGTTGTATTAATTCTCATTAGATTAACTCCACCCATTTCATATTTGTAAACAGGAGTTCCTACAGCATAATTTTTAGTTAATTTAGTAGTATCATTAATTCCTCTACTGCTTATTCCAATTAAATTACCAGTTACAGAAGTATATGAAATAATTTCATCCCCAATCTTAAGATAACCATAATTTGTTGTCCCTACTCCTACATTCTCAAATGTAGAAAAATCATTAGAACTTTGAACAGAAATTGATCCTGTTTCACCAGTATTATATGCTACCGTTAATTTTGTAGGGGTAATATCAGATTGAACATTGGAAATTTTTACATTATTTTTAGTAAAATACATTCCATGATTCTTATGATTTACTTTAATATGTAAACCATCATTAATAACATTAAGAGATCCAACTTGAACATCTCCACCAACACTAGAATTCAATTCCGAAGAAATACCAGAACTCTTATAATAGAATAATGTATTTGCAGCTCCTACTACGAAGTTACCTTGAACATTTTCCAAAATTAGTTCAGTAGTTTGTCCAATAGATACCACCGAGAATCGAGCATTTCTTCCTACAGAAGCAAGACCGATTGTGGTTATACCTAAAACATCACCCACCTGATAACCAGTTCCTACTCCACTGATAGTTGCTGCTACAGCAACTCCATTAGCAACTGATATGTTAGCAGTTGCTCCTCGACCATTTCCAGTAATAGTATCTAACGTTACACCACTAAAGGTATATCCAGAAGTAAGAGGAGTATATCCAATACCAGCATTAATTATATTTAAATCACCAGTTGCAGTTCCTGCGACTCCCGCTAAAGTTCCTGTAGCATTAGTTCCTTGTTGATAAAATTCGTTACCAATCACATATCCCGCATCACTTAATGTTGTTCCTAATCCAACTCTTAAACCTCTAGATGTTATGGATAAAGGATTGGTTTGTAGTAAAGGAATTTGATTATTAGTCTTTGTCAACTCTGGACTAAAGAGATTTAGTGAACCAGATTCAACAAAATCTGCTCTATAAAGAGTATACTTAAGATCTTCCCATTGACTTGGTTCCCAAGTAGAAGCATTTTGAGATTTGAATAAACTACCTAATGTTGGTTGATTAGCAATATAAGTATTATCTATTAAATCATTTTCACCAATTCTTGAAATATAAACACTATATTTTGCCGAATTAGAAAGAAGTACCAACGCATATTCAGTCGATCCTTCCAAATATACAGGAGCTTTAAATTCAAAAGTAGTAGCAATAGAACCATCCGCAGATATGTTTACTTCCGCAGGATCTAATACAACTTCACTCAAAGGAACAACTTTTTCAGTAGGAACTCCATTAACAACTGATCGGATACTTAATATAACAGGAAGAGGAGTATCTGAGTCATCTTTAGTCGCAAAGAAAACATCCAATTTAGTTACAAAAACACCCTGATCTTCTTCAACCTCAAAAGTTTGTGCAAGAGGATCTCCTCTAAATCTCCATCTCCATCTAGCAGTCGTAACCGTATCTCCCTGAGTCCACTCTGTATTAGATACTCTAGATTGAGTTCTATTCTCATTTAAATTATTAGTAATTATTCTAGCATTTCTTACTGAAACAATAGTTTCTTGAATAGTATTAAGTATTCCAGAAGATGTAAAATTATCAATGGAAGTAGAAGATGCTTGAATATCGGTACTATTGTCAGTATCACTAGTTAATTTAAATTGCTTAGTACCTGTAGTAAAACGAGGGAAGTTTGCATCATTAGGATTAGGAATAAAGAATGATCCACCAAAGAAACCCGTTAAATCACTTATAAGTCTTACATTAGTAATAGTGGCTTGAGCACCGCTTGATTCTCCTATCAAAGTCATATCAGGTTCAACCCAACCACCATATCCTCTACTATCAGATATATCTGCCAATGAAGTAGTATCAATATTTAATGTAGTGGATGTGGAGGAATATGTAATTGGAACAGAATTGCCCCTTAAATATGGATTCCCACCATAAGTTTTAGTTGGAGCATTATATGGTCCTTCCTTATGATTAGATTGTGCTACTCTAAACTCAATATTTGGAGTAGTGGATTCTCCTAAATTTCTATTTTGAGTTCCTGCATCTGTTACAGTTCCTCTTACTTTTTCTCCAACTTGGAAAGTGCCAGATACCATAGATATCTCAAGCAATTTAGGAACACAATATGGAGTTACATCTACTCCATCAAAAAATCCATATAAACGAGTATTTGGTTTATTCTGTTTTGATACAATTTTAATATTACGAGATCTCATAAAGGGGATGGCTTCCCTACTTATAGTTCTCTCACCTTCAGAAAATGTATCACTCAAATCTTCAATAATTTGATTTTGTGTACCTGTTCTATTTTGATTGTTTGTTTGTATAGTTTCCCAAAGTTCTTGTGTGGTTCTTCTATTTTCCCTAAAATCACCTCTAGTTATTGTACGTTCTTGTACATTTTCTCTTCTGAATCGTCTTCTACTTCCCGTCCAGAAAGTATTCCATGACCCCCATATTTGCGGTCCTAAACCTGTTTGAGGATCAAATCCTCCAGCAGCTTCCATTTGTGCAAAAGCTTGTGAAAAATTACCTTCCCTAGTAACTTGACGTGCCTGTAACCTTACGGTATCTACCCAAGTATCTGATTCTGGAGTTAAATCTAATACCCCATTCCAATAAGCAACAATAAATGGTGTAACTGATTCAGTTCTAGATCCAAAAGGTTGTTTTTGATACTCTTGTTGAGAATAATCAAGAGTAATAAGACCATCATTTCTTCTAATATTAATACCAGTAATAGTATTAAAATCTAAATCTGCAGTAGAATCAGTGTTAACAACAGGACCAAACTGCAAATCAACAGCATTGGTATAATGGCTTGGTCTTAATTCTTTATTTTTAGTATCAATACTATTACTAACTGTGAGATTTGTATCTTGAGCACTGAAAGTTTCAAAATTATCTACAAAGAAACCTGATTTGAATCTATTCAATCCATCAGAATCAGGAACAAAGAAATTAGAGGTATTTGTTTCTAATAAAGAAAGACTGGTATAAAACTCTAAATTTCTAATTCTTGTTTCTAGATTATTAATATCTGTCATTCTAAATCTCTTATAATCTAAGAAATTGATAGAAGCATCAGAAACATTATACAAATATGGAGGAAGAGATATCTGAGCAATTTCAATTGCATCATCTATTATACCTGGTAATTCAGGATTCTCTGAAGGAGTTCCAAAAAGAGCCTGGAACTTACCATCTTTTGTTAAGAAAACCCTATCAATCCTTCCCAAATAATAAGAAAAATCTATAACAATAGACTCATCAGAAGCGAGCATATTTGTTGCAGTTTGACCTGCTTGATTAAAAGTTCTACCAGCAAAAGTTAGTGGAGAATTACCCCCTTCACTAACAGTATAATCAGATACTCTAGGTCTAATATCAATTATATCAGAATTAGAAACCCCATCAACAGTTTGAATTTCTGTTGAATAATTAAAATTCTTATAAGAATCTACAGTAGTCAAATCTCCATCATCATTAGAATCGTAATAAGCATTTTCAAAATATACTTTTATTGCTTTAGAAGGAGCATCAATATTAGATTTTCTGATTATTCTTCCATAATTATAGAAGGTATCTTTTTGTCCATTATTAAAACTATAATTTGAAGAAATATCAAATCCAGAATCGGATAACACACTAACAGTTCCTTGTACATTAGATTCTTGGAATTCTATTGCTTCTCCTTCTTTAAAGGACTTATCATTCTGATATATAAACTCAATTGTATCAGCATCTGTTATAGCAGAAACTATGGCAATAGAATTACTGTTTTGTCCTATTATCTGTTCCCCTATAATTAATTCTGTTGTTGTAGTGGAAGCACTATTCAGATTAATCAAATCCATCGAAGGTGAAGATGGAGTTCCTGAAACAGTAGAAGATTCATAAATTCCATGTATCTTAATAATATCAGGCACATTTAAGGAAATAAGTTTATCTTCTACTCTAGTTCCATATGGATAATTACCATATGTCAATCCATTATTAAGAGTAGTGGTTCCAATACCAGAACCTTCTAATTTAGATTTATCAACAATAATAGAATTAACTCTGTTTTTAATTTTAATTTTTGCTGTTGGTTTTAGTTTCTTTAAGGTAGTAACAACAGTAACATCTCCACTATCAGTAGCAGTGCTTAAATTAAGAATAGTAAGAGATGCCATCCCATCACTAAAAACTAATCTATCAGAGGTCAACTCCTCAGTAGTTCCATCAGATCTAAAAATTGCATATCTTTCAGCATCAAAAGGAAGGAATGTTTCGTTAGTTCCTGCACTTAATGTATTTGCTATTTGATTATTGGATATTGTTTGTCCACTATAAACTTTTCTTATAGAAATAGAAGCGTCTGTAAGATCTACATTAGAAATATGCTCTTTAGGTAGTTTAGTATAAAGACTTATATCATCAGTAGATTCAAAATCAGTAGTTAAAATTTTAAAGTCAGAAACTTCAAGAGCACTTGATGGTAAACTTCCATTAACTACACCTGTTACACTAGCAACTGCATCAACAGTAATAGTTGTTTGTCCAACTCCTGTAACTCGTGCCATGATAGGATCTCTATCAGCAGAAGTTATATCACTGTATTGAACTAAATCATTAATTTTAACTAAGTCTCCTGTTCCTGGAAATAATGGATTAGTGCTTCTAATTGTACTAATACTACCTGCTCCCGAAGCAGGAGAAATAGTGGCAACACCTACATTGAATTTAGTGTTTTGAATTACATCAGCACAAAAAGTACTAATACCAATAACTCCGTTATTAGTACCCCACAAAGACTTTACATTTGATATACCATATTCAGTAATTGCTACAGCAACTCTTCCATTAGGAATCCCATTAAAAGTAAGTGCTTCATTTTTAATAAAATTACCAGAAGTTTCAGTAACTGTTAAAGCTAGACCTGCTGATACTGTATATCTTAAAAATCCAGTTGCTCCACTATTATTTCCTTGAATATAAGTTCCTGCACTCCAAGTATCTGTAGATGCTGGAGATTCATTAATAGAAATTTCTGTAATAGTTTGAATATCATAAAGAGATATATCCCACTCATTCAAATTATTATTACTTGTATCATAACTTCCACTTTCTAATGAAGTATCATATATTCTTGCCTGACCAACTTCTTTACCAGGTAAATTAGCATTTCCAGGTTGTGTCGCCTTAGTTCTTTGGTCTCTTAAACTTACCACATAAGTATTACCAATACCAATAGTTGGTGCACCATAAACCCTATTTAATTTTAATGTAGGTCCAGTATTATATTGTATGGCTTGATCCTTTAAAGACCCAGTAGTTCTGGTTTTAGAAGAATCCAAATATGTAGGAGAAATAGTTTCAATTTCATATCCCCGTACATATGCTTTTCCTCTAGAAAAACGATATAATGCTAAATTATCTGAAGGAGTTCCTCCAGAATAAGTAAATTGTCCTGGTTGAAATATTCCATGATTTCCAACATTATTATTCAGAGAATTTACAACATCTACGTCAAAAGGAACTACATAATAATTTCCTGATTGATCAAAAGTTCTACGAGCTAATTCATCAGTAAATGTTTGATAATTTGTTCTAGACTTATTAGATCTTAAAGTTCCTCCTTCAATTTCTGCTAGTTCTATAAAAGAATCATCACTTGTAGTAACACCCGCAGCACTAACTAAAGTATCTGTACCAGTAGCACCCCCACTAACGGATCCAGTAGCAAGAGTAATTCCTCCCGTATTAAATAAAGATTTTTTAACTAACTGAAGAGTAATTTTTAATCTATCAGCACCAGGAGCTGAATAATTATTAAATCCTTGAGAATTATCATTTAAAGTCTCATCAAGATCAGCATTAACTATCTCTTCTAAAACATTAAATCCAACTCTATGATTAGGTTCTGAACTATATTGCGATAAAATAAGTGTTTCACTATTACACGCAACAAATTGCCCACGAACAAAAAATACACCTGCTTCAACATGAAAAGCAGATCCTGTTTGAGCAGCATCATTTGATATAGTAGATGCAAAAGGACTTCCTATAGAGATAGAAGAATTTCCCAAAAGTCCTGAACTAATTGTAATATTAGATGTTAATTCTTCAGAATCTGAGAATGTTTCAGTGGAATTATTTGATGTATTAGAACCCAAATAATTTACATATAAAGTAAGATTTCCATTTTCAGAATCTGCTGATGATAATACTTTATCTACAGTAGCAGTTACACCTGAGGTTTGTCCTGTAATGGTAGATCCAACTAACTGATCAGCATATGCAGCAACAGGTACTCCCTGAAATTCATTATTTAATTGAATACATTTATATTGAGAATTATAACTTGTATTTCCAGGTATTACTTTACTTCCTTCTTTAAAAAAATGCTGACCAAATTTTTCAATTTGGTTCTGTAGCATAGATTGCAGTCCAGTTAATTCTCTTGCCTGTACTGGAAAACCAGGTTTAAATAATACCCGATAATAATCATTAGCAGGATCATAATCATCAAAATAAGGTGATACGTTTAAATTTGTTTGCTGCGACATGATTTCTTTAGAACTGCAAGATTATTTTAATATCTTCCTTCTGAGTGGAGGATCTAGTAATAGATGGTCGGTTATCAACATAAAGTATATTTCCTGAATATTTTTTAGCTTCAGGATTACCAATTCCATTAGTAAACTCTTGACCTAAGTAATAGGTTCTATTATTTATTACAGTGGATACACCTGTAAAAGAAGTATCTATAGCTAAATTAGATCCTGAAGAAGGGGTGATAGTTAAAGAACCTCCAGTCTCAGGAGAAGAAGTAAATGCATTTAGTTTAAACCCATATGTAGGATTTGTAACAGCAGCTCCGACTGTATTAAATCCAGCAAGAGCACTATCTTGCCAATACTTTAAAACCCCAGTAGTCTGATCATAATTTACCACTCTTCCAGCAGCAGTTGATCCTGTTGCTATTGTTTGAGTAACATACGCATCAGCAGTAAAAGTAGCACTACTATAACCAGCACCTGCCAGTCTTAATGCTCCAACTGCGGTAGCTTTATCAACTGCTAAAAGTGAAGTACTGTCAAATGCTTGCGGATTACATACCAAACCTACTCTAGCAATCTGATTTCCTGTTACAAAATCAGGATTTTCATTATCATTTTCAATTCTAGAATAAAGAAGAACATTGTAAGCACCAAGTTCTCTATAGATATTGTTTCCATGACCTCCTGGAGGAGATATTACAACATCTAAAACAGGTCTAGTAGTACCAGTAGGTACACCACCAGCAACTAAATCTACACTACCATAAGTATATCCCGATCCCTGAGTAGAAACAGTTACATCAGAAACTTGTGATGAAGAATTTACAGTTATTGTACATTCAGCACCAGTTCCATTTCCTTTAATTGGAACTTTAGTATAAACTGAATCAGCAGTCCCAATACCTACACCTGCATTACTAATAGTAACTATTTTAATAGAACCATCAACAGCATTATCTCTTACAGGAGCATTATCACTACTAGTCTCCCAATTAGCAGGAACGGGGATATAATCAGTAGATTCAAACTTTATAATATCACTGGGTTTAATAGTATAAAGATATTTCCAAATATAACCATCTCCACTAGTTCCTGCACTACGGGGTTCTAAATCCGTAAAAGTTGGTTCATCTAAAGAAGGTTTTCCATTAGGATTATCAGGATCAGTTCCATTTTGTAGACATTCATATACTCTATAATCAGTATTTAATACAAAGTAGGTAGAAGCATATAAATTAGTAGCACCTGAAACTGGAGCAGTATTAGTTCTACTATAATCATCACGATACATATCATATGTAGTTCCTGAAGACCATTTTCTACGAGGAACTACCTGTCTTACATCAGAAGAATTAATCTTCTTAAGTGCCACCATTGTATCCCAATAATCATATTCTTCTTCAAAATTATCTTTTGGGGAAGGAGGATCATTATCCCAATCAGATTGGACATCAGTAGGATTAGGCAATCCAATAAAAGAATAATATGCATTAGCAGTAGAAGTTACTCCAGCAACAAAATTCTTCGCATTTAATATTCTAATCTGATCAGTTATAATAGCGGCCATTTTGATAGAATTTTTTTAGTTATTTATTAATGATATATGTACTAATAATTTCCAATTTGCTTATAACTCTTATATTTAAGAGGAGCATTTCTTTCTATTATTGTAGAAGTAGTAATTCCTGTTACACCTCCTTCAGTGTAAGCAGTATAAGAATTCAATCCTGCTCTTGAGGAAAGATCAATTCTTCCCCAACTATAAGTTCCGTAGAAATTAGATGATTGAATTCCAGTTCCTCCCCATGAGAAATCGCTGGTTATAGTAGCAAATACTCTAGCACAATAAGTGGTTCCTATTCCTACTCCCGCAGAATTAGTACCAGATGGAGTATTAACTATTTCAAAATTAGCAACTGAGTATACATTATCTATAAATGATGTTCCTACACCAACAGTATTACTACCACTATCTACCGAGGTAATTGAAGTAGTAGCATCACCCACATTAGAACCAGTAACAACAAATATATCATTAGTTCCAATTCCACTCATCGTAATAGCGGTTCCTGTAAGACCAGATATTCTTAAGAATGAATCCTCAGGAATATAGAAATCAAAGATCATTTGATCCTTAGTAGAAATAGTTGTAGTACCAAAACCAACGATAACTCCTTGATCTCCACTATAAGAACTTACACTATTAACTTCCGATACAAAAGTTGGAGGACTGATAAGAACTGAAGGTACATTAGTCGAAGTATACCCCACACCAGGACTTGTAATAGCAATTCCTGTTACAGTTCCCGCAGCACCAATAATTACTGAACCAAATGCTTGAGTCGTAGTAGCAATACCTACGGTAGAAGCAAAACTAACTACTGCAGTCGTGTATCCTACTCCACCATCAGTAATATCCACGGAAGAAATAGTTCCAGCAGCAGATACAATAGCGGTTCCAGCAGCACCAACCTTTACACCCTGATTAAAGAATTTAACTTTCTTCTGGAATCCAAGATCATCACTATCTTCTCTTTCATTAAATGGATTGAAAATAGGTCTCAATGAATCAACATATACAGTGGTCGATCCAATGCCAACTGTTTTAGTAATATATCCAAATGGTGTTATCTGAGGTTCATATAATTCTCTATCCTTCCCAACTGGTTTTTCATTAATAATTTTATCTTCTGTTTGACGACACCATACCACTGGACGTTCTAGACTTTCATTTGCTGTATTACCAGGACCATAATAAGGATTCGTACTAACGATATCAGTAGAATCTACACTTAAAGTAATTCTTTTCTTCTCTTGAAGATAAGATGCTTGAGGGTAATTACTTTCAATAGTTAAACTATCTCCAGTTTTAACAGTTTCAATAACATCTCTATCAGTAACATCACTATCACCACTTCCTTTATAGAAGATAACTTTTGAAGTGTCACCTTCCTTAGGTGCTTCAGTAAAGGTAACTAGACTACCACCATTGAATTTATATCCCTTTCCAGGAACCTGTAATATATCATTAATAAAGATAAGAAGAACATCTTCTACATTGATATTTGATCCTTTACCAGCTCTAATAGAGAGTAATTCACCTGCGTCTTTTAATGCGAAAGTAGTTGTTGATCCATCAAAATCTCCATCCCAATTCTCAAGCATTTTTAGAATGCCAAGAGACCAACCAGTAAATTCATCATTAAATATTTCATTAATTTCTACAAGAAATTCTTTATAACTGGAGGTAGTTGGAATACCTGTTGTACCACCAACAGGAACTGTTAAGTTTTCGCCGTTACCATAACCATATCCAGTTTCTTGAACTGTAAAGGATACAATACTTGATCCTTGTCCAACTACAACATCAATTGTTGCAGCAGTTCCTAATCCTGAAGAATTAGAAGCATATTCTAAAGCAAGATTAGAATAGGATTCTGGGTCATCAAATATAACATCCAATGGTTTTTCTAATCTTCCACCTCTATTATAATAATGTGCTAAAGTCGATATACCAGTATTAGTGATAAATGTCTTGTCATCAATAACATCTAATACAGTAGCACTATTTGCTGCAGGATCTGTCTTACTAGAAGAATTATTATTTGCTCTAGGAGCAACAATTGCTCCTTGAACGGATCCTAATCCCACATAGAAAGTAGGAACAGTAGAAACTCCAATATTAACTTCAAATTCAGTAGTACTGTTAACTGCACTGATTGCTACTCCACCATAATAAGGATCAGGTTTTCTAGGATATTTGTGTTGAGTAGAATTGCCATCCTTAGTACAAGTAAAGATCAACGAGTCAGTTGCTATCTTAATACCTTCTCCTGTAGTTACACTGTGTCCAGCACCAATAGTCAATACCATTTCTCCCGTTGATGCATTATAAGTAGCAGCACTAGGAGTGTAATTAATAAGAGTTGAAATACCTACATTAATAGTGAATGAATTAGCACTTGTACTCGCAATTCCCACGGTTGTACTTCCTGCAATAGGATCAGTAGAACGTGGATAAGTATGTAATGAAGCATAATCATCCATCGCACAACGGAACGTTATGCCGTCTGTAGCAACGCCAATTGTATTGCTAGTAGTAAGTCCATGATTTGCTGCTGTGAACGTTACAACCCCACTAGAGGCATGATAAGTGGCATTTGTAGGAGTAATAGCAGTTGTCCATCCAGTAACACTAATAGAACTGGTAGCAGCACTTACAAACTGATGAGCATAATCACCACCAGTAATAATAGAACTAGTAGCAGCACTCACAAATGAATGAGAGAATTGATCCGCAGGTCCACCATAACCAACATTAACAGTAATAGTAGTATTAGTAGTAGCAGCAACTGAGACTGAGGTATTATATGCTAAGTCTTGACCTCTTGGATAATAATGTGTAGTAGCACCACCATCTATACCACAAGTAAATGCCAATCCAGTAAATACTACGACACTTGTTTTGCCACTTGTTTTATAACCATGAGCTGATGGTGTAGTAACTGTCATAATACCTGTGACAGAATTATATGCGGCAGTCGTGATACCTAAACGTGGAGAATAATCACAAGTAAAGGCAATACCAGAAAGACTTACTTCATTTCCTAAAGATAATCCATGATTTGTTGCAGTTGTTACTGTAGTAACCCCTGTCATTGAATTATATCCTACATTAGCAATAGTCCTTGGTTTATAGAAAACATGAGGATTGGTTACTGCAGTTCCTGTAATATAACCTCCATCAATTGTAGCAGTACCAATAGCAACAATATTAGTTCCAGTTAAATCTTCTTGTTGAATAGAAACATTTACTGTTTGTATACCTGATCTATAACCAGAACCAGTGTTACCAATACTAATAGAACTTACAGTTCCAGAAGCACCTACAATTGCTGTTCCACCAGCAGCAACTAGGGGTTGATATCCCAGTCCTTCACTAGAACCAACAGAAACAATTATTCCACCAAGAGGAAGATTAGAACTATTTGGATCTGAACTAATGGAAGTAGCAGTTCCTGTAAAACTAATAGAAGAAATACCCGAAGATTCGGAAATGGTATACTCATAACTGCTTCCACTTGCTTGATATATGTCATTAACTAAAATAACAGAATCAGTTTGTATTCCACTAACATTAGAACCATCAGATTTTAATCTAAATGTTCTATTAATTCCATTAAATTGGTCAGAAATACTATCAAAAACATAATTTTCTGAATAAGTTTCATTTGAACCATCTATTTCACCAGAACGCATAAATGTTCTTCCATCGAAATGAGAACCTGTTGCTATTCCCACCCAATCTCTAGAATCTGGTGGATTGGTAGTACTACTTAAAGGAACATTTCCATAAGGTGCTTCAGTAAATGTTAATAAGTTATTTGTAATATTATAATTACCAATAATCTTAGTAACTTTAGTATCTGTAGCATGACCAGATAATACAGTTCCTAACCATTCTCTTCTTACTCTTATGAAATTGGTGCTACCTATTCCAACACCTTCAATTTTCATAATCTCATCATTAATTTTAATTAAATCAGCACCAAAGAACGAAGTAATTCCACTAAACTCAATAAGATTATCCGTGGGATGTACATAATCAGCAAGAGTAGTTGTGACTGCTGTAGATACTACAGGAGACTGAATTATATTATCAAGAGTTAAGAGTGCTTTAGCATTTTGATTAGTTGAAACAAATCTATGAGAAGTTCCTATACCCACACTTGTAATATCTAAAGCAGTTGGAACAATACTTAATGCATCTTGAGCACTTCTTGCTAATTTAATAGCATCTTCACTAATTTTAACTACATAAACATCTGAAGGAACTTTATCCGTTGTTCCTATTCCTACAAAGGAAGTTGAAGCAATACCAATTGCCATTGTAGACCCACTACCCGAATGACTATAAGTAATCTTTTCGCCAGTTACAAAGAAGTGATTAGGAATTGTGATAGTATCCGCAGAAACACTTACAATATTAGCATCATTACATAAAACATATCTTTCAAAGATATTATAAGTATCATGAGTCAAATTAAATGATCTCTTAATATCTCTTTCCGTTCCATAATATTCACCAAATCCACTATTAATAGTAGCATTAGTAAAGTTAATAGAATCCTTTGCCCCAACCACTTGTTTAACGGCATTCATATAAACTTTAACATCAACAGCAATACTTGCTAATGGTGTAAAGGTTAATGATACAATACCATCACTATCAATTATACTACCAATAGTGCCTAATCCTGCCCCCACAGACTCTATAACGCCCCATTCGGTGTCATAGGTGGTAACAGTCGTTGCAGGGTCTGATACGTGATTATCCGCAACTAAAACCTCAGAAACTTGATATCTATCATTTGTAGTGTCTGTTACCTGTACCACAAAATATCCAGCATCATAATCATTATCATATTGACTTACGGTAGTAAAACCAGGAGTTCCAGAAGCAGAAATACTTGTTGCTCTGGCATCAACTTTTGCATGATTCATAAAGATGGTTCCAATACCTGATGATGTTGCAGCAAGGGCAACTTGAATGGTATTAACAGCACATGTTGTGCCTATACTTGAATTAGGAACAAAATCAACTTTTAAATCTGCACCAGAAATATATGGATGGAAAGTTCCAAATCCAGAACCAGAATAACTTCCTAAAGTTGTAGTTAACTCACCATACTCCATCAAATCTACATTTGTTCCATCATGTAATACAGTAAATTCAGTTGATGCAAATTCACTCATATCATCAATATCTGGGGTGATTTCAACTAACACTCTAAGTGAACGATAGGTGCTTGCTATTCCTACAACATTGGTAGTAGTTCCACTGGGAACATTAACACTGGAAGTATTAATAATAGCAACATCACTGAGAGCAGTGCTTCCTATTCCAAGATAAGTATCATTTAAATTATACGAAATAGCAGTAATATCATAATCATTTACAGTTGCCCTATTAGGATAGAATAATAACTGACCATCAGATCCACTTGCTGAGAAATCAAAAGATCCTTGATCATAGGAAGTTTCAACTCTTCCATATTGATTAATATATCCAACGGAGCTGTCATGTAAAAGAGACACCATCATTAGTTGACGTTGCTGAGTATATCTCTTATCAGTAATGAAAGTAATATACTTAAGGAATCTACTATCATCTAAAACAAAAGTATCTACCACACTAAATTTTGTTGCTCGTGGATTGCTATTAAATGATCCACTCATATCATCAATAGATAGAACCCTATTACCTACAGATTCTGAGTAATCCATTAATATTCTACTAGAGAATATTATTTCATTAGAGAAAACTTGGGATCCAATATTACGAGAATTTTCAGTAACTAAATCAAAATCATAAACACAATTTAAATCACCAAAACCTACCACATCCGTAACTATCTCTACTGATGTGGTAGCAGTAGTTAATCCTACTCTTAAGGTTTCAGGATTACTTAAAGTAGTTTCTAATTGATAGTCTGAGAATTTTTTAAATCCTAATGTATGATTTAATGTACCTACTACATCATTCCAAGTATTTTCTGCTACTCTAGATCTTACAGCATAAGAGAAAGTTTGATAATATAAACTATCCTGCAATCTCTGCATATTATAATTAAGAACTCCCGAATCAGTTTCCCATCCTTTTTCTACTCTAGAAGTTGATCCAAGTTCTATATCAGAATCAAATGATCTTATAGAAGAAGCAACTCCTTGTGTAGTTGAAGTATTTCCTTTAAGGGTATCCCCAACTATAAAATTATTATTAGCAGATACTTTAAGTATTTGATTTGAAGAATCCCATGATTCAACTGTACCTGAAGCAGATTTAGATGTTACTATTTCTCCAGGTTCAAACTCATTTGATCCTAAAGTTATACCAAATGTTGGGAAATATTTCTCAGGAATAATTCTTCCTGCGGAATTGTTAGGATCAAAAGTTCCTGGGAAAGTTCCGTTATCAGGAAACTCAGCAGACATACTATAAGCAATCGTTGCACCAATTCCACCAAGATTAGCATCAACCGCATTTACAGTAAATAACTTATAATCATGATCAGCAGAATTATATCCCTTACCCGTAGATCCAATACCAATACTTACATTTTCAATCATTATCTTATCACCCACAACAAATGGGAAGATATTAGCAGTACTAAATCCTATTGATAATGAAACAAACGCATCCTTAGTAGTAGTATTAAATCCAACTGTACTAATTCCAACTCCATTACTATTTTCATGAGGAATTAATGTTGGAGGATAAGATTTACTTAATCCTGTAGGATTTTTCAAAATAGTTACATTCGTATCTCCTAAAGAATATTCTAAATCACCGTCAGTAATAATTTTTTTAGTTCTTCCGTCACGGACAAGAAGTTTCGGTGCTACTCCATATCCACGACCACCTGATGTTATACCAATAAATTCAAAAGAAGCAAGAGACTGTACATCAATAACTTGAGGTAATAATGCACTTGGTTCTAAGGTAGAATCTGATGGGAATGTATATCCAATATCTTCAATCTTAGTGGTTTTAATCTTTCCTATTGAAAAACCAGATGGTTCCGCAATAGCTCCACTACCTACCGAAGAAACAATCGTTGTAATACCAGGAAGAGAGTAATAATTTCTACCTCCACTTATTACATTAAATGCGGAAATACTTCCATAAGCACTTGTAGAAGAAGTTTCATATTCTATATCAGAAGTAGTTCCTGCATAAGATACTCGTTCTGGTTCATTAGAAAGAGTATAGGTAAATGAAGTGGTAGAAGCAGTCGTAATAGTATGGTTTCCATTATAAACAGAAATTGTAGATATAATTTCATTATTAGTAATTACCTCTAAATCTACAACAATTTGTTTTTTAACTGTTGGAAGAGTAGACTCATAAATTGGATCTAAACGATAGTATAAGATTTCAGGGATATCATTTGCTACTTCTAGAGTTACTTTGGCATCTGCTGTTATTCCAACAGAACCAGTTCTAGTAACATTAAATCCAGTAGAACTTGAATCATTATTCCAGACATTTGTGAAATTTTTATCAGTATAGAAATTTAATTCAAAAGCAGAGTATTGGGTTCCTTGAATTGTATAAGATAAAGAAGAATCAGAAACATCAAAGGAAACTGTAGAATCTTTATATACTTTAATAGAAGGATTGATTGGATTGATTACACCTGCAGAAGTGCTGGTGATTCCAATAATAACGGGTTTGGATAATGTTGAATCATAATAAGTATTAGATAATTTAAAGTTATTACTATCATTTTTTACAATATAATACTTTCCTTCATTGGATAAACCTTCAATAGGACTATCTGATGTGTAAATTACTTTTTGACCTGTTACAAAACCATGATCATTCATGGTAAAGGTATTCGTAGAAGTATTAACTCCAGAAGATGTAAATGACTTAGGAGTTAAAATAACTCTTCTATTGAAATCATTATATTTTACTATGAATGAAGTAGAAATAGATGGATTTACATCAATAGCAACTTCATCATTATTAGTCAATCCATGCGAACTTGCAGTAGATACTGTTATTAAATTACGTTTAGTAATCGCAGTAATAGGTTCATAATTTGTTTTTAAACTATGATAAACCCCAGTACCAATACCTGCTCCTACAGGATCACTAGCAAAGAATAATGTACTAGAATTTTGATGTGTGCTGGCTATTCCTACAAAAGTTCCTGTTGTTCCTAACCCAACCCTAACTGTTGATAATCCAATTAAAGAATCACTTATTCTACCTACATATAAAGTTTGTCCATCAGTTAGAGTAGATATGCCAGAAGGATAAGTAGCACCTTCTTCTAAAACAACTAAACCAGATCCAGTATTTGGAGAATATGTTAATTTATCTCCAGTATTTAAATCATGACCAGGAATATAAAGTGCTTTTGTCTGTATAAAGATTTCACTAATTCCAGCTCCAGGATTAGAGAAAGATAATGTGGATCCAATTCCCACTCCTGCAGTTGTACCCAATCCTACAGTCTCTGTAGGATTAAAATAAATTTGTCTATTTCTGTTTACGTCATAAGTAGTTTTAAACCCTGCGTTAATAGTTAATCTACGCTGATCTTGATAGAAAAATGAAGTAACTGTATGAGCAGCAGAAACAGTTCCATCAACTGCTCTTAATATTCTAAGTCTTGAACGACGTTTATCTACATTTAAAACTTTTACCCTTTCAGTACCTATTCCTAAAATATCATTAGAAGAAATTGAAGGGTAAGATAAATCCCCAATAACACTAACATAAGTAACTAATCCTGTTATCCCATCAGTACCAATACCAGAAGAAGTAGTTCCTACACCTGTTAATACAAAACGATTTGTTGTTACACCAATATTATAAGAACCACCTATTTTGGAAGAAGTAGTAGATAATCCACTAACACTAACAATATCTCTGTTTTTATAATTATGCGGATTATCAGAAGCAAGAATATACTCTCCTAAGTCGTCACTAGCGTAAACTTCTATTCCCGAAATAGAACTAGTAGCATAACTAACAGTTTCAACCGTTTTTCCACCAATAAGAGATACTGCTGCTTTTACCCCACTTCCAGAAGTACTTGTATTATCAAAAACTGCTTCATCATTAACTTGATATAAAATACCTCCTGTTTCTATGCCAATATTTTCAATTACTCCAGGAGTTACTGATTTAATATCAATAGTTTGAGAAAGTTTATTAGGTATGTAAACATAATCATATTCCTCATCACCTTCTATTAAATTATAAGGTTGAGTATTCCTATTCCATCCAGAATTTTGTAATTCAAAAGAACTTTGATTTGAATCCTGTTTAAAATTATATTCATTAGGTATAGACTTAAAATTATCACCTATTAAATATGGAAATATTGGTTTTTTAAATCCATCAAAAGGACCACTACTTTCTACAGCACCTGAATCAATAGTAGTAAAGTATGCATATGTACCTTGAGGAAATTCTGGTGTTACGCAATATCTTCCGTTATTTTCATCAAGAATAGTTTCATCAGATACTTTTTTATAAGAAAAATCTTCAACAAAAAATCCTTCAGGAAAAACAGTTGGAGAAGGTCTCTGACTACCCAATTCTATAGAATATCCCGATTTCATTTGGGTCACTATTCCACCAGATTTAGTAACATAACCATAAGGACCATAAATTGGATTTCCATCATATGCCCATCCAATAATAGGAGAGTGTTGATTAGAAGCAACTTCTAATCCATTAACTATTTTTAAATCTCTACTTCCATATAAAGTTTGACCTTCTTGATTAGTAGCAAATACAGATTCTCTCAGTACTCTAGGTGCATATAAATGAGAATATGCAAGTCCCCGACCAGGAGTAAAGTCATGCGGAATATATCCATCATCGTTGCTTACATTATCAAAATTTTTCTGGAATAGATTAATTCTCCAATTCTGAATAATTGGTCTTAAAGAAACTCCAGATCCTGCGGCATTAACTGTGATAGTAGTTGTTGATTGAGAATATGCTACCCCTCCATGAATAACTTTAACTGAAGTTATCTCTCCATTTTCAAATAAAGGAGTAATAACTGCACCCTCACCATCACCTGCTATTGTTAGGATTGGAGAAGACTCATACTTTTTACCTTTATTTAAAACTACAACTTCCGTAATAGATCCATTAGATACGATAGGAGTTAATTGAGCATCTTGTCCTGAAATTAAACTAACTTGAGGTTCTCTTAAAAAATTAATAATTTCAGAGGATCCATATCCAACACCTTGATTTGTAAGATGTACGGAAGTTATCTCTCCCTGAAATATTGGTTGAACTTTACATTCAAATGTTTCAGTTCCTGTAGATGCAATTCCAACTTCCCCTACTACCTTTACCGTAATATTAGGATAATTAAAGGTTTGAGTTCCTACACCAGATGAATTAAAATTTAGATACTGTTCAGTGTTGTAATAAAAATTCTTACCTGTGGAACCTACACCTACTTCAGATAATTTAAAAATATCATTATCAACTACAGTAACATAATATTCAGTATCTGTAGAAAGACCAGATATAGCAGTACCTGAAGACTCTACATAATTAATTATTTCTCCAGACTTATAATCATGATTATTAATAGTGATTTCATTAAGTGCTGTATTTACTCCAACAGAACTTAAAACTGTTCTCTTCTTATTTTCATATCCAGATCCAGAATCAACAACTGTAATGGAGTCTACTATTCTTTTCTTATTAACAGTATTGATAAACTGTTTTCCAACTCCAAAGGAAGTAAATTCAACTGTATTAATACCAGAAAGAGCATCTACTTGAGTAGGATACAACTTAACGGTGGTTAAACCAACTAAAGAAACATAATATAAAGAATCTGTACCCAATCCACCAACATTGGTTTGCCCATCTGCCTTATAAACTACTTGCTCAAAATTACTAAATTTATGATAAGTTCCAAATCCAATTTCATAAGAATTATAAGAAGTAGATCCTAAACCAATATCATCTATTGAATTAAAAGATATAGAATGGACTTTCTCCTTCATATTAACAGAAGATACTGCACCTATTCCATTCCCACCTTCAATTGTGACAGTAGGAGTATCTTGATAGTCAAATCCAGAATCTAATAATTTAATTTCTCTAAGTCTACCAGAAACAGCAACACATCCTGTAGCACCAGTTCCTACTGTATCTCTAATATTCAATTGAGGAGGATTTATTACATCATAATTCGATCCTGCTCTATCTACATTAATTTGATTTAATTTTCCATAATAAATGATATCCTTTGATTTGTAGTTACAGATTTCAACACCATTTATCAATATTCCAGTAAACCCTGGTTCCGTGGTAGTTACATTTCCATCATCTTCAGGAGGAGAGATTTCTCTTAAAAGTTGTTGAGATTCTAGAGTTTTAAATCTAAAATCATAAGGTGAAAACTCACAATTAGTCGCATTTATTGCATTATCTAAAGAAATGTAAATTGAATTAAAAATATTAGTTCTACTAGTTGCTAATCTTATTTTATTTTCATCAATTCTCTCAACAAAGTATAATCCTTCATTAGGAGCAGTTCTATTATCAACAGATTGTCCATTATTAATACCAGTGACAATAAAACCAACATCACCCGCAAATAATGAAGAAGTAACCTTTATACCAACCTTCTTAGAACCTTTATTATCAAAATAATTATAATTAACTTTCTCAGGTGTATAATAAACAGCATCTCCTGTATAGAATCCATGATCACCTACTGGTTTTATATTAAATTCTGATCCTTGGAAAGTACCAGTAAATTTAACTGTTTGAGAGTATACATTAATAGGTTGTGAGTTATAAGTAGGAAGAGAAGCAGAAGAAACTAGAAGAGTATCATCTTTTTTGTAAACATTCTGTACATTAGTAGAATAAAGATTAGTCTTAGGGAAAGTATTGGATTCTCCTGTTAATATATTACGTTTAATAGTATAAGTATCAGTAAGATCTATATTTCCTTGCCCATTTACTGTTATATTAGTAGAGGAATTAATATTAACAATATTTGTTGGTTTTTCAGAACCATCACTAGCAATTATAGTAGCAACATCCCCATATCTAAAACAATTACCAACCTTAGTAGTAATTTTATAAGTATAATCAGAACTATCAATTAATTCTATACTTTTTACTTGATAAGTAGGAGAAATATTATAAAACCAATTTTTTGCTTTATATCCAGTATCAGAAATACCTAAAGTTTTTAATTTAACTTTATCTCCTGCAGAATAATAATAAGTTTTATCAGAAAATTTGAATTTATCTAATACAGAATTAATTCTTACCTGTACGGTCTCATCAGTATCTAAAAAAGATTGACCATATGAAAAAGTATTGATTCCAATAGTTGTAGCATCCTTAATATCAGCAGTTATTCCAGTATCTGCTATACCTGTTACTCCAAAGAATTGCGTTAATGATTTAGATGTATATGAAACAACACCTGTAGTCCCATCCGCATAAGGTACATATAAATCTCCTCCAGTAGCAGCAAATCCTACTGTAGAATCTACGTTAAGAACTGTAGATCCTGCTGAAACCGCACCAATTACCTTTGTAGTGGGTTCTACTTTAAAATCACCATAAATCGCACCATCAACCCTAATATCTCTGTTATATCCCGAATCTATACTCAACTTGTAGAAAGTTTGACCATACCCCACATCAATAGGTTCTACTGATGTTATAGGAGCATATGACTTATTAATACCACCAGCATAAGGTTGCTGAAATAAAGTAGAATCTGCTAAATGTTCAGGATTTCCACTTATAGATTCTACTACGATATCATTAGTAACTCTCCAATTAGCATTAGATGGTGTAAATAAAAAATCTCTTGGTCTAACAATTCTTACATCTTCATTATATAATGCCTTAAATAAAATTTCAAATGATTTATCACTACCTTTACTTAGATAAAAATCTTTAGAATGTTTTATAAAATTATTTTGATCTAAGTCTGAATTAAGTTCTCTATTATCAAAACCAGGAAGAATTTGTCTTTTTGTTTTTAATAAAAATTGTTTAAGGAATAAATTACTTAAATTAGTAATAGTTGATCCTGAATCATGAGTTCTAACACTTGTTTCTTCAAAAACTAATTGATCAGTAGTTGATTTAGCTTCATAAGAAGTAACTCCACTAAATCCTCTTACACATCCAGTAAAAGATGAATCTGTTTTCCCTGTATATGTAATAATTTCAGAATCAATTTTTAACAATCCATAAGTAGAAGGAAATCCTTTAGTTCCATTAGGTGATTGTATTAAATCAACTGTAACTGTTGTAGCAGTTAATGATAATGCAGTATCTAATATAACAGAATCAGTAAGATTAGTTAATTCATCAACTTTAATATACTGATCAATATTCTCAATAAGATCAATTGGACCACTTTTATATTCTTGTCCTTGATAATAGGTTTTTAAGAACTCCGCAACTAATGGAAACTCATCCTGCACATAAGCAGGAAGTTGATTTTGAACAATGTTGCTAAATTTTACTCTATTTTGTGGCATTTTATGATCTGACTAAGTTCCCGTTGTGATAGCTAGAAGTTACTGTATAGTTTGAAGCAGATGGGTCTAACCCTGAAGCAATATCATCGACAATCATTTCAAAATTACTAGTACTAATATCTAGTTGTAAATAAAGATCCTGTAATCCAACAACATCATTTGATTTAGGACATGCTGATAACTCAATTATCGTTTGTCCATCTTTTAGTTTACCAGATATAATATTAACAGGATTTAAAGTAATAATTCCACTTTCATAATTAATAGATCCTACATTTCTTCTAACAATAGTAGGAGAAGTTGAATTTGGAGTAGGAAGAGTAAAAAAGAAAATAGATCCTGTTTTTCTATTAGAACTTGGAATGTCGGAAAGATAGATATCTTGTGCTATTCCACTTATTCTAAATGCACTCGATTTTATATTATAACCACTCATACTTTTAATATAAAATTCATTTCCAAACCCAATTTGGTATTCCGCAAAACTATTTAATACTGCTCGCATATCACGTCTCATCTGTAAAGTCGTAATATTAGAAGTAACAGCAGCATCACTCTCATCAATTACTTTTAAGAACTTACTATATTTAAATCGAGCACCATATCTATTTAATTCAGTAGATTCAGCATAAGTTGTGGCATTTTGTTGAACTAATGTAGAAACATATTCGCCAGAAGGAGCTAAATTAGTGTTATAATAGATTTTTGAATCAACTTCAACATAAAGATACTTCAAATCAAGTATTTCAGGAACAATTCCTGCTACTGCATACTTCTTAAGCCTGTTTTTGATGTTTTGTTTGGTTAAATTTGGTAAAAAATCACCAGTTCTTGGTTTTATACTAATAAAAACTTTCCCATATTGAGGAGGAACCAATTCTTCTCCTCCAAAAACCGAAATTGATTCAGTTTCGGGATAAATTTTAGCAGGAATTAAAGTTTCATAATCATTTGCACTTACTGCTCTATTTTGAGAGGCATAAATCAAAGGAGCAAACTTTTTAACTGATTCAGTACTCTCAATATTCTCTCCTCCAAGTGATTGGATTTCAGTACTCAATAAAGAAATACCTGATGTTACTGAATATGTTTGAGAATTTCTAATATAGGAAATTCTTCCCGAAAAACTAAAATTACTGACTCCATTTGCCGCACCTCCACTTGAAACAATGTAATTTACAGTGACATAATTGCCTTCTTCTAATTTTTTACCAAAAATATTATCTCCAAAGAAGATTTCATACCTTTCATCTTCTATTTCTTGAAGAAAATAGACTTTAGAAGATCCATCAATGTCAAAAAGACTATCTTGAGCACTATATTTTGCTCCAGTTGTTGAATTTATAGTATTTTTTACCGTTACTGTCATTAAAGAGGTGTCAATTCCCGTATTAGGTAAAATAAATTTCTGATTTGGGTTAATTGAGGTAAATGTAAAGGAGTTTGATATAACACTTCCTTCATAAATTTTGATATCATTAAAGAAAGCACTAGAAATTCCGTTAGAATCCGTATATACAGGTACAGTGATATCTTCTAAGATAGAAAAAACATAAGAACCAGTCCCTATCGCACCAGCAGATGCCGCAACTGGTCCTTTATTCAGGGTTATTGTGGCAGGAGCAGGGTTAACACCTGTCAAATCAACGACAAAACTGATTGTTGCAGCAGATGCTTTACGGGAACGAGGAAGATAACCAATATTTTTTGCTAACGAGACTACATTTTCTCTTAGTGTAGCACTATCAATGAATACTTCATTCGTTACCATGTTGGCATTGTATGAAGTAATGTAGGTATTATATGCTAACAGATCTAAAATAGAGGATAAGTTAGATCCCTCAAAGTCATAATCTGTAAAATCAGAGTTTGATCTAAGATAATCTTTAAGAGAAGTCTTAACCTCATCAAAATCTAGGTTTGAAAAATTTACTAACGGCATCTTATCTAGTTGATTGTAAGGCGAATTGTAATTGCTGCGGAGGAACGTCTGCTCCTATGACTTCATATACAATAATTGTATCAAATAAAGAATTATCATTATCAGCAATTACTTTTATATCCAATAATTTCGCCCTTGGTTCATAATTTGTAATAGAATATTCAATTTCTTCTTGAATTTGGGATGCAGTTATACCATCCACGTTCTCAAAAAGTAAACCAGACACTCTAGATCCAAAATTTGGGTCAAAAAACTTTTCTCCAGGAAGGGTCATTACAATATTCCTAATAGAACGGGAAATTGCATTAATATTTTTAAACGTATCAAACTCTAAAACGAGTTGGTCTGTAGGAGTAGAATAATAATCTGAAACTTGTTGGACTGTATCTGTTAGAAATCTATGATTAGCATCAGTTGAACTTCCATCAGTTCCGTCTAATACTACAAATTCATTTACTCCAGTATAAACAAATATTTGTGTTTTATCTACTGGTGCAGTTGTAAACGTAAGTGTTGATCCAGATGCTGTCCAGTTTGCTGTTCCATCAGCTGCAGTTTCAGCAAAAGGAATATTGTCTATAGTAACTTGTATTGTATCTACAGATGCTGACAAGTTTACCATTGTAAAAGCAGTTGTAGTTCCATCTCCAACAAACTTGTCTGTCGTTGATTGTTCAAGTTGAATAGAAAAAGGTTCAAGTGCTACAGTAGTATTATCTTCAAGAATAATTGCATCATCAGTAAAAGAAGAGTCATCTAATGTTCCAGTTTCTAAACCAAATCCACCACCAACCATACTTACGAAACCAGTAGCTGCATTTACATTTGTGTCTGCACTTTGAGCTGTAAAGGTAACTGTATCTCCGACTTCATAAAGAGAACCAACATCATCAACTATAATATCACTTACAGAACCCTCTGCAATACCATCAACTTGTATACTTGCAGCATTATTTCCAATAGATTCTAGTGTTACATCTTCTCTATCTGTATGAAGAATACCATCATTAACAAGTGTAGTTGCACCAACAATACCATCTATTGTAAATGATACATCTAAATCTCTGATAGTTGAAGTACCAGTAACTACTTCGCCATCAGTAAATGCACCAACTATATTAGCAATTTCAAATTCTGTAACTGAAACTGTGCCTTGTTGTGTAACAAGAGAATTAACTACAACAGCAGTTGCACCAGAAGATTGTCCAGTAATAATTGCGTTCTCAACTTCAGA